TTGTACCAGCAGTTATTGGTAAGATCACAGGAGAAGAAAACAGGTATCTCTCGCTGCAACCGGAACCGGATATGCTTGGCCGTTATGGAAACGGTTGGAAAGGCGTCTGGAGATGGTGTAAAGAAACGGAATCAATCGGGATGCTTATGCAGGAGGTACAACCGAGCATTGATGCAATCGTGATCCAGATGGATGGCGATGTGGTTCGGAAGGAAAAAGAAGTTCATTGTCTATGTGAGACAACTATTTGTGATGACAAGGGCAAGGTCTTCCCTTTGTATTGTGAGAAAACAGCTGACAAAACATGCCCTGTGGAGATTCCCTGCATGAGCCACGAAAAAGGGATTGATGCAATGATGAGCCATGGGAAGCAGGTATTAGAATCAGAGCTTGAAAATGAGGATATGACTAATATCGCCATTACAATCCCCTGCGATAGTACAGATGCATGGGTTGTGGCGGCGTATGATGAGCTGGATGATGTTGAAATGTTCGCAGACCCCTGGGACAGGATCATAGCGAAGGGAAAGTATTATCACGGAATCCGGGTTAGAGGCAACAAAAAGAGCACAAGTACATATCAGCAATTTTCAGGGAAAGTTGCGGAATGCTGGAATGCGGTTACAGAAAAGTGCAGATCCGCTGAGATACTCGAACAGGAGGTCAGGAGAATCCTGATGTAGGGTTTTACTCGAAGAAATTAAAAACGGAAAATCCGTTGTTAAATTTGAAATCAGGCGCATTATGTGGTCAAATTGAAAATTATCTACGTTAAATCCGTTTTTAAATTTTGGAAGAAGTAAATGGCATAGAAGGTGCTATAGATTTAGATAAGGCAAAAAAAGGCAAAATCGTGGTATCTAAAATCACGATGAAACCCGAAAATAAAGGAAAGTAGAAAATTTAGATAGGTGCTTTTTGAGAAAATGGATCTCTTCGGAGGTCCTTTTTTGATACAGAAATTTGAAGAAGGGAGGGATTCCGATGGCGGGAAGAAAGCCGAAGCCGAGAGCTCTGAAGAAGCTGGAGGGCAATCCAGGAAAAAGAAAACTGAATACGAAGGAGCCGATGCCAGAAAAAGGAATGCCCGAATGTCCGAAATGGTTGCTCCCGGAGGCTAAGGAAGAGTGGAAGCGGCTCTGTCAGAAACTTTCGGAGATGGGTGTGCTGACGGAGATCGATATGGCAGCATTTGCGGCTTACTGCCAGAGCTATGCCCGATGGAAAGAAGCTCAGCAGCATATCGATGAAGAGGGATCGACTTTTGAGACCGAGAAAGGATACCAGCAGCAGACTCCATGGGTGGGGATCGCAAATACGAACCAGAAGTTGATGCTGCAGGCGGCATCCGAGTTTGGACTTACGCCTTCAGCCAGATCGAGGATCATGGCAGGTTCAGGACTAAAGAAGGAAGACATCGATGAGATGGAGGAGATCCTGGGAGGATCGGATTAAAAGATGCGACAGGACATGGTGCCGGGGAGAAATGATGAGGACAGAAAGTTTTGAGAGGGGTGATTTCGGATGGCGAAGGAAACAAGGCCGAAGGGTTATCCGAAGCTGAAGAATTATAAGCCGTCGAAGTTTATGCTGGAGACATCCCATTATGATAAGGCAAAGGCAGACCGGGCGGTGAAGTTCATTGAAAACCTGTGCCATACAAAAGGTAAATGGGCTGGGACAAGGTTCTGGCTGTTGCCCTGGCAGGAGCAGCTGATCCGGGATATCTTCGGGATCGTTAAGCCGGATGGTAACAGGCAGTTCAGAACAGCATTTGTGGAAATATGTAAGAAGGTTGGAAAGAGCGAATTAGCTGCGGCAGTCGCTCTTTATCTTTTATATGCGGATAATGAACCTTCTGCGGAAGTATATGGTGCAGCTGCTGACCGGCAGCAGGCTTCCATTGTATTTGATGTAGCAAGGCAGATGGTTGAGATGTCACCGGCACTCTTAAAGAGATCCAAGCTGATGACAGCGACAAAGAGAATAGTGAATTACGGAAACGCCGGATATTATCAGGTGCTCAGTGCAGAGGTCGGGGGTAAGCACGGTTTTTCAGTCAGCGGTTTGGTATTTGACGAAATTCATACCCAGCCGAACAGGCAATTATATGATGTTCTGACAAAGGGTAGTTCCGATGCCCGTCAGAATCCGCTTCATTTTATTATCACAACGGCAGGCACTGACAGACATTCCATTGCGTATGAGCTTCATACAAAGGCTTTGGATATTCTGGAAGGCAGGCGTGTGGATCCGACTTTTTATCCTGTGGTCTACGGACTGAAGGACGATGAGGACTGGGAGGATGAAAAGAACTGGTATAAGGTCAATCCTTCGTTGGGATACACGGTTGATATCGAAAGGTTAAGAGATGCATACCGGGAGGCAAAGCAGAATCCCGCTGATGAGGTGACCTTCAAATGGCTGAGACTGAATATGTGGGTTTCAAGTACGGTTGCATGGATACCGGATGCGATATTCATGAAAGGCGCTGAAGAGATTGATATGGCTGCCTTGGAAGGAAGAGACTGTTATGCAGGACTTGATCTTTCCAGTACGGGGGAAATTACAGCCTTGGTACTGATATTTCCGCCAAGAGATACGGATGAGAAGTATATCTTGCTTCCGTTCTTCTGGGTGCCGGAAGAGACAATACCGCAGAGAGTGAAGGCTGCTTCGGTTCCTTATAATGTGTGGGAAAAGCAAGGATATCTCATGGCTACCGAGGGCAACGTGATCCACTATGACTTCATCGAAGAGTTCATAAATGGACTAGCAGAGAAGTATCACATACTTGAAATTGCTGTAGACCGTTGGAACGCTACTCAGATGATCCAGAACCTTGAAGGTGACGGATTTACGATGGTTCCATTCGGACAGGGCTTTGCTTCAATGTCTGGTCCGACTAAGGATTTTTACAGACTTCTTATGGAAGGACAGATCATACACGGCGGTCATCCGGTACTTCGCTGGATGGCAGGGAATGTTGTGATCGATACCGACGCTGCCGGAAATATCAAGGTGACAAAGGCAAAGTCAAAAGAGAAGATTGACGGTATCGTGGCTTCTATCATGGCACTTGACCGGTGCATCCGTAACCAGGCGGAACCGCAGGAAAGTGTTTATGAGAGCCGCGGATTGCTCATTCTGTAGAGGATAAATTGATGCTGATAATTATGTTTATTGGACTGGTTGTTATCTGCGAGGGTATCAATCAGGGAATAGGAGCGTGGGATAATGGGAATACTGAGCGGAATATTTAGAAGCAGGGATAAGCCCACAGACAGTACGGCAGGTAGTTCGTACAGCTTTTTCCTTGGAGGTACTGCTTCCGGAAAATATGTTACAGAACGGTCTGCAATGCAGATGACGGCGGTTTACTGCTGTGTGAGGATTCTTTCAGAAGCGGTGGCAAGCTTACCATTACAGTTTTACAGATATACCGATGATGGCGGTAAAGAGAAGGCGGTGGAACATCCGCTTTATTTTTTGCTCCACGATGAGCCGAATCCGGAGATGACAAGTTTCATATTCCGGGAGACCCTGATGACGCACCTGCTCCTGTGGGGTAACGCATTCGCTCAGATCATCAGGAACGGTAAGGGTGAGGTGGTGGCACTATATCCCCTGATGCCTGATCGGATGAAGGTGGATCGTGATGACAACGGAAAGTTGTATTACGAATACACGGTATATGAATCGGATGATGTAAACGGCAGGAAGGGAACCAATAAGGTCGGCAGGACGGTAAAGCTTCAGCCTTCGGATGTGCTGCATATTCCGGGCTTAGGATTTGATGGTCTGGTTGGATACAGCCCTATTGCGATGGCGAAGAATGCTATCGGGCTTGCGATTGCCACAGAGGAATATGGCAGTAAGTTCTTTGCGAACGGGGCAGCTCCTTCAGGTGTGTTGGAACATCCGGGAACCATTAAAGATCCGAGCAAGGTAAGGGAGAGCTGGCAGGCTACTTTCGGTGGTTCGGGAAATGCTAACAAAATAGCAGTTCTCGAAGAAGGTATGAAGTACACGCCTATCAGCATCAGTCCAGAACAGGCTCAGTTCCTTGAGACAAGGAAGTTCCAGATCGATGAGATTGCGCGTATATTCAGGGTTCCGCCTCATATGATCGGAGACTTGGAGAAGTCGAGCTTCAATAACATTGAGCAGCAGTCGCTGGAATTTGTGAAATATACTTTGGATCCCTGGGTGAGTAGGTGGGAGCAGGCAATGGTTCGTGCGCTGCTTACTACAGAGGAAAAGAAGAAGTATTTCTTTAAGTTCAATGTGGACGGATTGCTCAGGGGTGATTATCAGAGCCGTATGAATGGGTACGCAACTGCAAGACAGAATGGCTGGATGTCTGCAAATGATATCCGGGAGCTTGAAAACCTTGACAGGATACCTGAGGAAGCAGGTGGGGACTTGTACCTCGTAAACGGGAACATGGTTCCTTTGGTTTCAGCGGGCGCGGCGTATTCGGTAAATGGTAATACGGTGGAACAGGATTCTGACGATGGCGGTTCCGAGAGTGCCGGTGCAGAGCCGGGGAATGATGATGCAGGGCAAAAGACAAAGCGTGGTCAGCCCGGCAGAAGCAGAAACGATGTTGTATATGAAAACCGGCAGATTGAATCTGTCTAGGAAGATGGAGGTAGCGGATGAAGAAGTTTTGGAACTGGAAGAGCAGAAAGATCAGAGACCAGGCAGGCGAAGAGGTCGCTGAGAGGGTGCTTTTCCTTAACGGTATGATCGCTGAAGAGAGCTGGTTTGATGATGATGTCACGCCAGAGCTTTTCAGGGAAGAGTTAAATGCCGGAAGCGGAAATATCACGGTCTGGATTAACAGTCCGGGCGGCGACTGTGTGGCAGCGGCTCAGATCTATAACATGCTGATGGACTATAAGGGTGAGGTGACTGTCAAGATCGACGGGCTTGCGGCTTCTGCTGCGAGTGTGATCGCAATGGCCGGTACGAAGGTGCTCATGAGTCCGGTAAGTATGCTGATGATCCATAATCCCGCGACTATCGCTTTTGGCGATAAGGGTGAAATGCAGAAAGCAATCCATATGTTAGCGGAAGTCAAGGAAAGCATTATGAATGCTTACGAGATCAAGACCGGGCTGAACCGTGCGAAGATTTCAAGCATGATGGATGCCGAGACCTGGATGAATGCGCATAAGGCTGTGGAGCTAGGATTTGCGGATGGCATTCTTGAAAGGGAAGAGGCTGAGGAAGATGTTGAGGCACCTGATGTCTCGGCGATGTATTCCAAGGCGGCTGTGACTAATTCGCTGAGGGATAAGATCGTAGCGAAGTGCAGGATCGTTATTCCTGAAAGCGCGAGTGATGCCGGTGGCGGTTGCACCGGTGCAACAGTAACTGAAAACAAAGTTGATGATGGGCGTTCCGCTGATGAGATCAGGGAGCGCTTAAATTTTATCAAGCGATTCATTTAAGGAGGAATTGACTTATGACTATCAATGAAATGATTCAGAAGAGAGCGAAGGTTTGGGAGACCGCGAAGAATTTCGTGGATACCCATGAGAATGAGAATGGGGTTCTTTCCGCTGAGGATAATGAGACCTATTCCAGAATGGAGAAGGAGATCGAGGATCTTACCAATGCTATCGACAGACAGCAGAGAGCTGAGGCAAGGGAGGCAGAGCTTAACAGACCTGTGAATACTCCTATTACCGAAAGACCGGTTAAGCCTGTAGAGGAAAAGACCGGGCGTGCTTCCAATGCGTATAAGGAAGATTTCGGAGCGCATCTCCGTGGACAGAGACCTGTTCATAATGTGCTTTCCGAGGGCGTGCAGGCAGATGGCGGTTATCTTGTGCCTGAAGAGTTTGAGCGTCAGATCGTGAGGGGGCTTGATGAGGCGAATGTTGTGAGAAGCCTTGCAAAGGTGATCACCACAAGTGCTGAGAGAAAGATCCCTGTTGCGGCTACACATTCTACCGCTGCATGGACTGCTGAGAACGGGGCTTACACTCCGAGCGATCCTTCCTTCGATCAGAAGACTATTGATGCGTATAAGCTTACGGATCTTGTGAAGGTTTCCATCGAGCTTTTGCAGGATTCGATGTTTGACCTTGAAAGCTATATCGCATCCGAGTTTGCGAGAGCTTTCGGCATCGCAGAGGAAGAGGCTTTCTGTGTGGGTAGCGGAACCGGTCAGCCTACGGGTATCTTTACCGCAAACGGCGGACAGGTGGGAATCACAGCGGCTGCAAACAACGCAGTGACTGCGGATGAGCTTTTCAGCCTTGTGTATGCGCTTAAGAGTCCTTACCGCAGAAATGCAAAGTGGCTTATGAATGACAGCACCATCGCTGCGATCCGTAAGCTTAAGGACGGCAACGGCGTATATCTCTGGCAGCCTTCGCTTCAGGCAGGTGAGCCTGACAAGCTGCTTGGATATGAGCTTTACACCAGTCCTTATGTTCCTACGATGGAGTCGGATGCGCTTGCGGTTGCTTTCGGTGATTTCAAGAACTACTGGATCGCTGATCGTTCCGGCAGAACTGTTCAGAGACTCAACGAGCTCTACAGCACCAACGGACAGGTCGGATTTGTTGCAACCGAGAGAGTGGATGGCAAGGTGAT